AAACTTTACGAACAAATGTTGCAAATGAGTAACTTAAAGTTAATTATTTTTGATCCACTGGCTTCGTTTGTACACGCAGATGTTAACGCTGATCCTGCTGCTGGGGCAGCTTTAACTGGCATGCTTGCACAGATCGGAACAGAAACTGGTGCTTCGGTAGTAATGTGTCACCATATGACTAAAGTTAAAGATGATACTATTATCAATACGCCAGAGCAGGCACGATTGTTAATTAGAGGCACGTCAGCACTGGTTGATGGTGTTCGTTGTGCGTTTGCGTTGTGGCAAGTCGATGAAGCTACTGGTCGTAGACGTTGCATGGACATCGGGGCTGAATATCAAAGAAACAAATGCTTTGACGGTGCAGTTGTTAAATCAAATGGTCCTGCTAATAGAGACATCAGAAACTTTATTAGAGATAGTTTTACTGGTTTGCTTGAAGATAGGACTGAAGAGATTAAAAGATTGCATTCTGGTAGTAATCGTCAGATTAAGAAAGATGCCCTGTTTGCTTGGATTGCCATATGTGAGCGTGAAGGCAGAGCTTTAACACAGCAGTCAGGAGCAGACGCTATTATGCAAAGGTTAACATCAGATCGTGACGCTCCACAGGTGTTGATCAACATGACACAGCGAAGCATAGACGGAATTGTTCGGGAACTTATACAAGAAGCACGCATCGGGAAGTATTCTTTTACAGCATCGGGTGGTCGTAAATGGCTTGGTACAACAGATGGCGTAATGTCAACTGGTGAGTACGAAGCGACAACTGCGACAGATAATGTGTGATGGCTGGTAAGAAAAAAACAGCTTCACAAAACTACAATGAGCTTCGTGCTTTGACAAAAAAATTATTAAAAGAGGGCAAAAAAAAGAAAAAAGATGATGAGTCCGAACAATTATTCGAAGATGATCCCAGGGCTGTTGAAGAACTCGAATACGGTAAAGTTAGCAAAAGGACTACCCATGTGTGGACAAAAAGTAATTTACCTGAATCTTAAAAAATATTTTTTTATTGTTGACTATGTATGTAATCAATGCAATAAGTAACTATCTATAACTATCATTAGGAGCAAGTTAATGAAATTAGAAACAAATGGATGGGGCGATAGTATGGTTGCAACCAAGTATATGTATGAACGTATAAGTGACATCCTTAACAAACAAACAAAAGATCAAATCTGTTATCACTTATCCAGGTTGAACGATGAATTAGCCCTTAACTTTAAATCGGATACGGGCAAAGGAATTGGAGAGGTTAAATGACTGCATATAAACATAAACTTCAAGGTGTTATGGAAGAGTTTTATGCCTACCTTAACATTGATGGCATGACGAATGAGCAAGCTATTACAAAAATAAAACAAGATCATGGCGAACATTGGGAAGATTATATTCGTGATGAAATTAAACGTGAGGACGAAGCTTATGATTAGACGTATTGATATGGCATTGCACATCCAACAACTTTGTGCTGAAAATCACATAACTGTTAGCTATCAATCACTTGATGCTGAAGTACCAAACTACTATGCTAATGTTAGAAAAAAGCATATTCACATCAGACCTACTAAAAATACGGGTTATTATGTGTCAGCTTTACATGAGATTGGGCATATATTAGGAGATAGTCAAACTTACAATAACACTGTAAAGGAGAGAGAAATTGGTGCATGGATTTGGGCATTACTTAATGCAAAAGTTTGGACAGATACGGCAGATCGTGTCATGTCGAGGGCTCTATCGTCTTATGGTGTTAGTCAAGAGGAAAGCACGGAAATTCAACAAAGATGGAATCCGTGTCACAGAGACGATGAACAACAAATCGCAGTTTAACGATATATTTATGAAGAACGTAATTAATCATATTAGAAATGCAACTCCGCAAAAGGAGTTGTCTTTTTTTGAAAAAATTTACGTCACGGTGCATAAAATATGTCGAAAATGATCGTTTATATCTGTGTTGTTTGGTTTGAAGGAGCAACTATTGACGGTGGTTTATCACGATGTATGTGGCACGAAAGCAAGGTGCCATATGCTACTCTATCAGAATGTAAAGCTGATATAGACTACTCTATGGATTTGCTAAGACTTAGAATCAGACAAGAATTTGGCGATAGACCAAAAGGTATAATAATTGAACCAGAATGTTTGGAGGCAACATAATGAAAATTAAACAACTTCTTAGTAATAAAACTGATCAAGTTAAACGTATTGAAACTGTATTTGAATGGCTCGAAAGTTGTCCATATGAATACCAAATATCTTCGATGCAAGGTGAGAAATTTCTGTTTGTTAAAATAGATATGCTCACACCTTACAAAAAGGACAAAAAAAATGATTAGGAAGCTACCCAAGAAAAAATTTGTCGTGCATTGTAAAAGAACTAAATACTACGATGTGCGTGTAGAAGCTGATAGCGAAGACGAAGCTAAACTGTTATCGCAATCCTTATCTAAGGTCCCTTCACAAAAGCATAGATTTGTCACTATACATGATGAAGTGCAAGTTATGAGTGTCAGCGATGAAAGCTAAATCTAACAAATGTTGTAGTTGTGGCGAATACATTATCCAAGGTATGGCTTTTCCAATGATGAAAGAAAGCATCTGTATGGGGTGTTTTGTTCGTTTTGGATTAGCCCAGCATCTGGATATTGACATGCTGCACTATAAAAATTGTTCGAAGTCAGATTGCGTTGAATGTGAGTTTGCATTCTATAAAGCATTGTTCGCAATGAATTATAAACAGACGCAAATGGGCAACTGGTATAAATGCACCAGTGATCCAAAAATTGTTCGTATTTATGACGATTTACTTACCAACTTACCAACTTACACGGTAAGTAGAATTGAAGGTAAGTTGTAAGTTGTTGATTTTATTAGATAAATACGAGTTACTTACCGAGGTTACCAAAGGCTTCGGTAAGTATTTTGTGCCTGCTAAGTCATTGATTTTACTGGTACTTACCAACTTACCGTACTTCCCCCCCTATAGGGGGTATAGGGGGAGGGTAAGTAACCCCTCTCCCCCTACCCTAATAACGCAATTAAATGGAGCGAATACATAATGCCAAAAGTAGGACAAAACTTACCAAAGGAACAACGTGATAAAGGTCTTAAAAGACTAACGCAAAGACAACAAGATTTTCTTGATAACTTTATGCACAAGGATATGACGCAAACTAACGCAGCGAGACAAGCTGGTTATAGCAATCCTTCAGTTGATGCAGTTAGGTTGTTGCGTAATCCCGTTGTGCAGGAACGATGGCAAGAGATGCAGGAGGAGAATCGGGCTCGCTTCGGGGTCACTCTTGATAAGTCGCTTCGGGATCTGTTAAAGATCCGTAACGAAGCTATAGAACGTGAAAGATATGGTGAAGCTATTCGGGCTGAAGAACTACGCCTTCGGGCTTCTGGTGTGCTCATAAACAAGTCTCATGTGCTACATGAGAAAGTTGATAGCATGTCAAAGGAACAAATAGTGGCTGAACTTAAGAAACTACAGGACTTAGCACAGAATCGCATGAAAAGAGCCAGTGTTTCCCATATAGAACCAAAAAAGATAGGCAAAACTAGCTAAAAGTGGGATAATCGGGCAATACACTTGGCGTGTCGGCAGCCGAGGTCACCGAACAATTCCTATAGCAGCAACGGATCGGGCATAGCATCGGGCTCCAGCCAGGGACGAATGCGAAGAATTGTTCGGAGTCAGTGCAGGTCCTCCCTGGTGATCGGGTCGGATCGGGCTGCTGATCGGGCTGATAAATGCTGCAGTCGCACAATTGTTCGGGTTCGGGCAGCAGGTTACGCTGCTGGTCCCTGGAGGCAGCCGCTGTGTCGGGCTCGGGTCAGGTCCCCTGGCTGCTGTATCCGTACAATTGTTCGTATTCAGGGACCAGGCAGCAGGTGTACCAGGGACTCGCTGTGGCAGCAGGACCTGCAGCTCCTGAAAGCGTACAATTGTTCGCACTCATAGCAGCAGGTTAATACTAACGGTAATGTAGGAGTCGGTACGACATCACCAAAAAAAATAAAAAAAGTTATTGACATTAGTAATGTAATGATTACTATATATATTATATTCATTCAGCCAAGGAGAAAAAACATGAATTATGAAAATATGAAAGAGGCTGTAATTAAGCAGCTTAACATGGACCAAGATGATACCAAGCAAACACTGGAAGACGTAACCAAAGGAGGTGCTGCTGGTGGATTCTCAGGTTTTATTTATCATTACGAAACTGTTAAATTTGCCAAAGATAATATTAAATCTATCTATGGTTATGCTAAAGAACAAGCCCAGGATTTAGGCGAAGATGTTTACAAAATGATTCAAGGCTTTAACTGTTTAAATGATATGAACCCGTTAATTTCCGAGATTGCCGATACGATACACGGGCACCCTGACAAAGCAACGGTTACTGACGGAATGGATACGCAGATACTTAACGCTTTAGCTTGGTATGCTCTTGAGGAAGTTGCATACAGGGAGACCGAATATGTTTAATACATCAGCACACATTCATATAATCGAAGACGATAACGGGGACATTACAGACATAAAAGCGTATTGTTCGGATAATTGTAACAAGCAAGACAATGGTGATAATTACCAAGGCTGGAACGGATTGAACGAAATTTCCAGCAGCCAGAAGTGCGAAAACATAACCTGCAATAACCAGTTAGCAGGAGTAAACGAAGACTAATCGGGAAATTGTTCGGGAAAATCGGGAGCGGGTCAACCTGCTGCCGATTTTTTTTGTCTTGGTTTTGGCTACAGGTATTATTGGTTCTACCTGCAGCGGCACCAGTACGAACAATTGTTCGAAGTCGCAGCAGGTATTCCGCCTGTAAAAAAAAAGTTTAATTACCTGTTGACATATTAGTAGTAATGATTACTATATATATAAACAGCCAAGGAGTATAAGATGGACTTTTTAGAAATAGTAATAACCGTAGCATCAGCAATCACCTTTTGGGCGTTAGCTTGTGCAGTCGTAATAATAATACCATTTTAAGGAGGTAGTAATGAAAAAGATATATTTTGCATACGGTGCAAATACAAATAAAGAAGCTATGAAGCATAGGTGCCCTAATGCTAGGGCTATTGGGGCTGGTCATATAAATGACTTTAGACTCAAGTTTAATAACGTAGCTGATATTGATAAGTTTACTTATCCAGAAATTGAAACAGCTTGGTATAGTGAAGCCCCAGCAGTTATCTGGGAAATTACACCAGAATGTGAGAAAGCCCTAGATAGATTCGAAAGCTTTCCTAGCTTGTACAGGAAAATAGAAGTAGACGGATACATTCACGAAAAGAATACGAATGGTGATTACTTTAAACACTATCACGGATTCGCTTACAAAATGAACTGT